TCTAACAAATACCTCACCTCTAAACACGCCTTCTGTATCTTTCATTTAACGACTCCATCGTGCCATATGTTAGTGATTAACTCTTGGTTCCAATCATATAAGATGGGGGCATCTTGCATACACACTATAGAATCCGCAAGTGGTAGTGGTACTACCTCCTTTGGTTTGAATTGTTGTATGGTTAAAGCAATAGCAGATGCAAGACCTACTCCAACAGCTACAGGTACTACGTAATCTTTAAATAATCTCATATATTTCCTTTATCCATATAGTCTGCCACCAACCTAAGTTCAGATGAAGTAGCATTATTCTTTAACATATTTGCTCTATTAGAAATAACCTGTATGTTACCTTTAATGTACCCTTTTCCGGGGTCTATTCTATCTATGGAGTAAGTCCAATCCGTATCACCATAGATGAAGGGCTTATGAAATATAGGACATTCTGGTGGGAAAACTATATCAGCTAACTCCAGATTAAATTCTATTCCATACTTCCTACATTTACTAGCCACACGATTAAGCATTCGCTTTTCATAGGGAACCTGTGTCCAATCATGTTTAGCTTTCTTACAGGGCTTACACCTAGAGGTATCAAAGCCTAGCTTACAACTTGAATGAACAGAGAAGCATAAAGCTTCCCTATCCTTACCACAGGTCTTACAGGTATACTTCATTATATTAGCTCACAGCCACCCGATCCACAGGCCACCTCCCCTGCTAGATCAGTCTCGTCTGCCGCCTCCACTACCTTAGTCAGATCAATGTCATTCAAGCTACGTTCTAGCATGTTGAATCTCTCCTCAGTTATATCTTCAAAAGGTGCTTGGATATAAGTACCTCCATTGTAAGGCAGTACTGCAATACCATTGAAGGTGTTACGGTTCTTCCACATCCACTCACCTACATCAGGCCACTCGTCTTCTTTGACACTGATAGTGCAGGATACATTGTGTGAGTTCTGACCTTCTCTATGACCTGTTTGCACCCATTCTGTATTGAACTTACGTACACGTTCAAGTAAGTCTAAGGCACTCTCAGTGCGTAGTATAGATCCTTCTGGAGCCTTCTGTGGTATCTCTACTACAGCCTGTCCATCAGGATTAAAGAACTCGTCTTCTATTAGCTCTGGATGATACTTAGCTAGGTGTAGGTAGAGTGCTTCGTTCTTACCTAACCTCTGCCTACGAATGTAATAATCATTGTGCCAAGCATGAATACCACTAGAGGTACCAAGAACACAACTGGATGTACCTGAAGGTTTGACAGTAGTACAACGGGCGGCAACATTAATACCCAGAAGATTAGCAACACGCTCATTCTCCGCTTTAACAACCTCAGCCGCTTCCACGAGGTCATAGGATAGTATAGCGCCAGAACCAATTCCTGTTTGCCCAACGCCAATAAGTGCGTCACGCTCTGTAGTTTCTTTCCACACATCTCTAAGATAGTGGAAGTTAGTATACCCAGCTTGGAGGGTTCCAATAAGGGATGCTGCTTTTGATCGTTCATTTAAGTCCTCTTGTGATGTTATATCTGATACGTTTAGCTCCACTAAATTACAGAATTGGTATGGGCGTAGCGCAATCTCACAACATGGATTGCAGCCCCAATCTTTATCATTAGTAAAGTATACTCCGGGTTCACCTGACCCACTTGCTTCTACCCGCTCCCATAACTTAAGGAAGTCGTCCTTGGTAGCTCTATGCCGTAGGATAACAGCACTGTTGTTAGAACGCCCACGTTGAGGGTTATCCTCATACCATGTACCTACCTTACAAGACATCATATCCATATCATCCATGCTGAACAGGGAGATAAGGGCTGCTCTACGTATGCCACCTGCCAGTACTGCATCAGCAATGAAACACATAAGGTCATGCACTTCCAGTGTAGTAAGCTTACGTCCTTTAGCTACGTCTAGTATTGAACGTAGTTGATGTATGCAATCCTTCAATGGTTGAGGGCCGGGTGCTTTACCACCTGAGGTAATCAACATGGCACCCTTAGGGCGTATGTCACGGAAGTCAAACTCCACTTCCATAAGGCCATTGAAGTAAGACTCCATCAGTACCTTCACTGCATCTGCCCAACCTTCAATGTTATCAGAGATTAAGAACCTACGCTTACGTTCCTTAGGGCCACGTACCTCAGGTAGTTGAGTAACATGGTGTCGTTGTACTGAGTACCCTACACCCGTACCGCCTAGCAGTAAGAACATTGTCTCACTAAAGGCTTCAACTTCTGACACTGGCAGGTACGCACAGTTGAAGATACGATTAGGTGCTAACTCAATAGGTGCTCCACCGAACTGTAGAGAACGCATTGATGGTAAAGCTTTCTTGTCATACACTAATTGGTATGCTGCGTCAATCTCCTGAACCATTTGAGGATACTTACGCTTATGCATGTCCATATTACGTGTGACTAACTCCTCCCATGTCTCCCTACGTTGTAGTGAAGGTACATACTTAGCGTACTTAGAGAAGACTGTTATGTCACTGAGTATCTTGTTGGATGTTTCCATAATCTGTCCTGTTAATTTGTAGGGCTGTATAGTTATACTGATTTTTAGTCAAATGTCAAGCCTTATTTAGCCTAATATGATAGCAGATACAACAAAGATCCCTATCAGTAGAGTCATAAAGTATTCCATTATTGAGGTTCCTTAAGTAGCTTCTTCATAAATCTATCCATATCCTTTTCATACGTGTACCTGAAGTGATTCTCTTCTAGCCAATCTTCCATGCATCTACGGGAACCATCCTTCCGTTTCTGTGCTCCGGGTAAAGCAACACACTCTGAGTGCAACACAAAGATTATAACTGCCATTGGGTTAGACTTACGTACATGGACATACTTATCCATCTCATGTCGTGTTCTGAATCTTCCCTTAACTTCAAACCATATGTTACCCATCACCCCATCAGGTGTGTACTTCCTATGCTCTACGACTTCATAGTCTACCTTGATAGGCTCGTAGTCTACATCCTTCATAGCACCACCAGCAAACAACCTAAACTCTAACCATGAACGGTAGGGCTTAGGCTGATCACGATTCATTACAAGGTAGTCACTCCATGTTTCATAGTGCTTGGGTGGCTTGGCCTTGCAGTTCATACCACAAGTCTTACCTAGGATACTAGGTGTTACCTTCCGTGCCTTAGGCTTAGCTACCTTCTTCTTGCCGTAGCCCCAGCTCATAGGTTATCCAGTAACTTATTCAGATACCATCTTGCTTTCTCAATGTTAGTACGTACATCCTGCTTTCTATTTGCCCTCCATGTATACTTGATATTGTTACCCTTACAGAAGCCTTGGAACTCCTCCTCTGTTAATGCTGCTTGGATAGCTTGAATACATTCAATACCTCCATTACCTTCTGACTGATAATGATTAGGATTATTTACTAAGTCCTCCAGTACTCCATCTAAGTTATCCACATTAAAGTTACGTTCAACTTCTTCAACGATGTTCATTCCTCTTCCTCCACTATGTCCATTACTTTGCCAAGCATACAGGCTAACTGCCCTACATACTTAGTGATACGTTGACGCTCAGACTTCCAATCCCTTACTGCTTGTGCAAAATGATTCTCATTAGTAAAGGTTTCAATCCAGTAGTCTTTAAGTTCTACCTCTGTGTGTAGATGGGCTATGATTTCTTCTAAGTCTTCTATCCTCCTCTGTTGTCCTTTACTCATTAGCCTTCTCCTTCACACTTGGTATTGAAGTCTAGGGTGATTACGTTGCCTACCTTACTAGTGATCTTATCCTTAGGCTCTGCTGCAATCTCCTCCGCTAGATCCAGACCTAACTCGTCTACCATAGCAGCAGTGTAGTCACTGAGAGTATCATCAAAGTCAGGGTTCTCATTACAGAACTGCACCATTGCTGACATCTTATACGCTAAGAACATTAGCTGTGAGTGGGTATCATCATCTATCTCGGGCATCGTGTTACTAAACACAGACACTTGAACATCCCCCTCCCACTCCTCGTCTACTGTGAGTACAGGTCGCATGATTACACCGAAGTCATTATCTGTCATATCAATCATTATGCCACTTCCTTTATGTGTATGTAGTTAACCATTGCAGGTACTTTAGCCTTTGATGGTATTGATGGTTGCTCTACTAGGGTATCCCAACAGGAGTATTTATGCTGACAGAAGCCACACTCAATGCCTAAGATCATGTTGCCTGTCTCTACCTTACGGAAGGTTTCCTTGATAGGCTTATAACATCTCTCAAATGGTGCATCATCTGTGATCTTATCACATACATCTTCAAGGATAGCTAACTCTGCTTCCATGTCAATGCCTTCGGCAGTAATAAACTTGAACTGTCCGTTAGCCTTGTTGATAACTATCCAACCACCTGCCTTTAAATCTAATGCTCTACTGTAACCTACCAGTTGACCTATG